GTTCCTGTGTTTGAAATATCAAGTTCGATAAGAATTGAGTTACAGGCAGATCCATTGTTTGAAGTATATACATCTGTAGGTGAACCACTGTTTGTGGATATACTCGTTGCAAATGCATTCTTAAAATTGTTTGCCATTCTTTTATCTTCCTTTGTTTAATCTATTTATAATGATTACCCTAATGCAACAGCAAGAGCAATACCAAAACCTTCAGTGGCTATTCTACCACCAATTGTAGGAAATGTCAATGTGCCAGTCATTGCTCCACTTCCACTTGAATCTGAAAGCGCACCATTAATACCTACACCAGTATTTAATGATGTAAGTTTTGTTGCTCCATTGAACTGAATATCAACACCTGATGTTGCATCAACCTCAGTTCTATTGTTACTATCAACCTTTAGATTACCAGTTCCATTATGAATAACCTGTGAGTTATTACTATCATGGTAGATTTGCAAATCGTCATGGAGTCCAAATTTGATTCTTTCACTGGCCGCACCTGTAGAATCATCAAAGTCAATTACCGTAGGAAAGAGAACAGAACTGAGTCCTGATTCCAATTCTTTAATTGCTTCAATAACATCTGTTACTGCTTGTCCATTAATAGAAGTAGGTAGATTGCTGATGTCACCGACATCAACTGCGAGTTCATTAAATTCTACTCTCCACTCTTCAAATGTAAAGGTAGCTGGTGCGTTACGGTCTGCCATTATTTCCTATCCATTAGTTGCATCAATAGAGATTTGATTTCGTGCATTTCACACTTTAAAGTATTTATCTCTCTAACTGCATCTCTCAATTGATCCTTTTGTTTCTTTTTATTTTCCATCATCTTCATATAACTAGTATAATTTGACGTATCAGTATTAATTATTGCATGAGATTTTTCTTCTCTTGCATATTCACTGTGTCCTTCTACTTTAATATGCGTCATAGTGCAAGTGCCAATACTCTAAGGTTTTTAATCTTTGGAACTTCTACAGTCGAAGTAGATTTAAACTCAAACTTTACGGCCGCAGTAGAAAATGCATTTAATCCAGAAATGGTATGTTCTCTTTCTCTAAACAACTCTCTATTTTCATCTGGATTATCAGTTACGTCAGTATTAGATAATACATATGGAATATCGTCAAAGTTTCTAGGATCACCCTCTTCAGCAATCTTATAATATATTTGCAAGATTGATGGTTCTGGACGATTGGCTTCATATAAAACCTTCAGTGCAGTCGCTGGGTTTGCAAGAGTAAACCTCTTTGTAAGATAGTTTGCTTCGTTTGAAGTTCCCTCTGGAGCGATGCCGTCAAGATAGTTTTCGTGTTGAGTGATTATAACAGACTGGCCTGCACTTTCCGAAGTAGTTGAAGGTGATACAGTAAAACTAGCACCATCAGTTGCAACACTAGTAATAGTAAATGTTCTATTGTTATTACTACTTCCAGATATAGTTATTTCTTTACCAATATCTAAAGTTTGAATATCGGCTCTAATCGTTCCACTTGCTGTTGCAGACATTGTACTGCCAGAAAATGAAACACCTGTGGATACCGGCAGAGCTCTATCGTCAATCTCTGTTACGTTCTTTGTCGATCTTGTGTAGTTTGAAATTCTGTTAGAAGTCATACACAATGAAACTCTTTCTGTATCAATAACAGGAGAAAGATAAGAGTTCTGCGTTGTCATAATTGCTTCTAGTTTTGCAGACGTACCACTGATAATATTATTTGCTCTACCACCTGTCAATTTTACTACTGCATTTTCTTCAGATGCAATAATATTTCTTAGTGGTGGATAATAGTTATCATTTTCTTGAACAGTTCTAACTGACTGTTTAGAGTAACCACTAGACATTCCAGTGTAACGATATACGAGAGATGTATCAGGGAAACTCAATTGTGAAATTGAAGGTTGAATAATATCACCAGCCAAATTCATAGTTGCCTTAACACCACTTCCACCGAAGAAGTCATTACCAAGAACTGAATTGCTTCCTGTAATATCAGCATTGTCAAGAGTGATTACATAACTATCAATTGTAACTTCAGAAACACTGTGTTGTTTATTCAGTGCATCAGAATCTATACCTTGAGTTGTTGAGTTTGCTCCATAGAAACCATCTTCAACACCACTAAAGGTAACTTTATCTGCGTCTGTAAATCCATGATTCATGTGATGTACACGAACTTTATTTGTTCCAGTTGCACACTGGAATGGGTTTGCTTTCAGTTCTCTCTTTGGAAGAGCAGTGTTTACAAACACTGGATTTCCAGTTGCAGTAGTTTGGAAATCTGCACGATTAAGATTAAACTTAACATCTCTATATTGGTGTGGAGTCCATGCCTGTCCATTCTGTGACAAGAATAATGTTCCTGCCAATGGGTTAGAGGATACAATACGATTATCAGTTAAGTTGGTTTGTCCTACTTCTGAGAAGAATACTCTACATCCTGGCTCGTCAACTTTAATAACAAATGCATATTCAACATCATCAGTTAGATAAACAGGAGAAGGGAATGTAAATCTAGTTGGAACAGATGCATCATCTGATACATTCACATCCTTTGCGTCTATAATTCTTTGTGCAATAATTTTAAGTGATGGGTGTCCATCAACTGCGTTTACAAGTTGTACATACACTGGGCGTGTACCACGAGATGAGAAGAACAAGTCAATAGAAGTTACAAATGCACCATTAATACCTTCTGAAATAAATGTCTGTCCTAGTGGGTCATGTGCGCTGCTACCGCCATTGCCTCCATCACCACCATCGCCACCATCACCCTGTGACAATTGTTGGAATCCAATTTGTTGTGATCTTGTAGACGCCGCACCACGAACATCACGAGAGATAACACGACTATCCTGTACTCTATCACGAACAAACTCTGCTCTTCTTACGTTAAGAATAGTCTGTTCTCTTTCTTCTGCAATACCTGTTGCAGAATAAATCTTTTCAGCCTTTGATGAGTGTAGCCCAATCTCTGGATTATTATTGATATTATCAATAAGTCTTAAAACTCTTTCACCAGTTCTAAATCTTAAAGAATCGCTGTTAGGAATTGTAAACACACCAGTAAGTTTGCCACTATTATCTGTGACAATATCGCTAGTATTTACCTTCATAGAGGGAACGGTTGTAGTTGAAGTTGAACCGTTAATAGTTGTAATTTGACAAAGGTTCGTACCGCCATCAGTTGTTCTTGGAACAGAACCAGAAAGGTTATCGCTTATTGCAAATCCATTTTGTACATTACTTACTCTAATATCTACAGGAAGTTCTGTTGCAGTTGCAGTTGCATTCTGAGAAGTAACATGGGCAGAGGCTTGAAGTCTCTGACAAGAACCACCAGATGAATATGAACCAATAGTACCTAATGCACTACCATCAAGTTCTTGAATAGTTATTGTGCTTCCACTTACACCAGTTACAATATAGTTATTGTTTCTAGATGTTCTAAAGTTTAATCTTGTTGAACCACCAATACTACTAAACTGTACATGATGTCCAACTGCAATACCAGAAACACTTGCAAGAGTAATTGTTGCAGTAGTATCATTGTTCTTTACAACACCTGATACAGCAGTTGCAGTATGTGTTTGGTTTTTAATGATATCACCAAATCCAAATGCCTGTACTGCCTCACCGTTAAATTGTCTTGCGGCATCAGTAGAAGTTTCTGGGCCAGGGAGTTCTGTATTATTAAAATCAAAGTTTGCTCTTGAACCAGAAGTAACTGTGAATACATCGTCTGGACGGAAGAAGTCTGTTACATTTTCATTATCAAAGTATGCAAACATTTTTGTATTAGGACGCATATTTGCAACTACAACACTAACAGGTCTTGAACGCATGAATGGTATCATGTTGATACCAACAATTCTATCACCCATGTTATGTGAATCAACTGAAGATTGAATAGAGGTTTCAATACCAGAACGAGTTTGTCCTACTTGTTGTGTACCTGTTCTTCTTGTTGTCGTTGTTCTTATGGTTGCAATACCATCACCTTGTAATATACTTTGAGTACTGGATGAACTTTGTGTTCCTGTCCATTGTCTTTCACCAAACCAAGAGTTCTGCCATGAGTTCCAAACTGTACCAGTTACACCCATCTCTTCTGCAAGACGATTGATAACATCAAAGTTATTGTCATCATCTACAACAACATCAGGCCTACGAGTTACATCTTGCCAATCATCTGAATATGGAACAAGTATCATCTCACCAGTAAATGGTGCAACCTTATATGGGTTTACATCAAAACTATCTGTTGCATATGGGTTTTGAATATATGTAACTTCTGAATATGGAAGAGTTATGATACCATCTTCATGTTTTCTATAACCAGAAGAAGCTCTTGCAGATGCAGTGGAGAGAGTTTCAATCATAGTGGCGTTATCAGAGAATGCCATTGGACGAGCAAGACGTTTTTGGAAATCGACAGCGACTTTATAATCTGGACTTTCGTAATCACCGATTGCGTGTCCTGTAAAGTTATCTACTATGAAACCATTTTTAAGTCTATCATTTCCATCACTATCTTTTAATACAAGTGATGCGGCTTCTTTCTCTAGAAGATTGAGTGAAGTATAATATTCTAGGTTGGTAATTCTTTTGTCAAGTTTACCAATGTCTCTCATCGTATACCTACGATTATCGAGTTTTCTAATATTGATTTCATCTAGTCCAATAACGTATGGAGACATGGTTGTTTCAAAAAGAACCATGCCAGTCTCAGGAGCCTGTGGAGTTGTAGGATTAAGTGAAGGAACACCTGTTATTGCATTAAACTTTCCAAGTCTATCCATGAATACTAAATCTTTTCTTCCTAAGAAGAATGAGAAGTCAGCAGAAACATTTGTACCAACAAATGGAAGTTCTGTTATAGATGCAGTTGCACCAGAGAATGTTCCACTGTCATCTACACGAGGTCTGAAGTCAAAACAATCTCGTAGTTCTAGTGATGAACCATTATCCTTTGAAATGTATGTTGGAATTTCTTCATAAGTAACTTGTCCAGTATATGAATCTACTGAGAAGTAGTCACCGGCACCATGTGTGAAGAAATCAAATGCCACACGAATAGAACCTGTAGGAACAGGTTGGCCTGGCTTAAGTCTAATTGATGCAAGTCCATAAAATGCATCTCTCATACCAGTATCAAATGTGTATCTGTTTGTAATATCAACTTGATTTGTTGTACTATATGTACCAAACGCTGTTGCCATTTTTACAGAACGAAGTTTAAGTCCATCAGCCTTACCCAACGTAACATTTGTTAATGCCGCGGCGGCCTGAGTTGTAATTTCTACGGTTTGATTTTCAAGAAGAGTTTTAGTTTTTTCAGTTGCCGCAGTTGAACTTACATCAACAGATGCTATCAGAGCAACAGAGTCGCCAGATGCAGCCGCAGCCGAAAGACTAGTAAGGTTTGCAAAACTAACAGTTAGTCCACCACCTGAGACAGTAATATCGCTTGTCCTAATTGGAAGAACTCTACCTACAGTAGATGCGTTAGAACTTGCAGTAATAACAAGAGTATAGTTTTGTAAGTTTGAACCAGATGCAAAAGATTCATTATCTGTCACACTGAACTGAGCAACACCGGCACCAGAAACTTGCACTGGCGTGAACTGCCTTCTTAAAGTATATGATGTAGATTGTTCGTTATCTGGATTTGAAGTAGAGTCACCTCTAACTTTTCTAAGTCTGAAAAAGTTTGAGTCAAAGACAAGAGACTTATTATCTGCTTCTTCAATCTTTGCATTAAATCTTTTGATTTGTCCACCAGCGATTGCGGCACCAGTATATGTAACACTTGCCGTCAAATTGTTTGTGACAGTAATCGGCCCAAGTCTTGTTCCATTTAGGAAAATGTAATCACCAGTTTTTAATTCAGTATTAAATAAAGTTCCTACACCAGTAATCGCTTGTGTTCCAGAACCAGAACCAGCAACTGAGGCTGTACCAAAGAGTGATGATTGTGTAGGACTTACATCTGCAAGAAAGTTTGCACCATCAAAAGACTTTACATCCCTATCATAATCTTTACCTGTATTCATATTAATATCGAAGAGGCCAAGTTTAAATTTGACAGTTGCCGCAGTCGAAGTGTAATCACCATCGTGCAAAGAGAACGCACGAACTCTGGCAGTACCTACTTGAGTACCACCGCCGGGCTGTCCACCTAAGTCATCATACAATGCAACTTCTTCAAATGCATTGATATTCGGAATATTCTTTACATTTTCTACAAGTTGAAAATTTCCAACAGGTGTTTGAACTGGTCTATCAACTTCTCTATCGAAAGTTCTTGGTTTATCTACAGGAACAATCTGTGAACCCATTGTCTCTAATTCATAACCTTCAACATATGCCTTGCCGGGCTCAATTGAATATGCAACTTTAGATTCTAAACCACCACCAGTAGAAAGGAACACACCTCTGTTTGTTCCATCATTAAGGTGTTCTCTCTTTTCAAGTTTAAAAGGACGCACTTCATAGTTACCACTTTCATCAAATGTTCTACGAGCAAGTGTGTGTTCTAGTTGTGAGTAATCAGCATACTTAACAAACTTTTGAATATTACCTCTGTCAATTCGAGCGAGTTCGATGAAGTCTGTATCGTCAGTTGCATCTAAAGCTTTCTTAACAAGAGTAAGAGTCATCTTAAATCTGTGAGCGCCAGGAGCATTAACATTTGATGAACCTTGTGCATTGTCAAGAAGAGAAGAATCATCTTCTGGTGTTATGAAACTTTCTCCAATTTGCCATCCAATACGAAATGACGGACGGTTTGAATATTTCTCAAGTATAATAATTTGTTCTGTATTTTCTACAAAGAAGCCGTTTACGAAGTAAACGCCTGCATGAACCAGAACGGCCGAACCTATTCCAATAGATGTGGAAGAAGAACCAATTTGTGCAGAACGCTCTGTAGTTTGATTTGTTGTAAGTTTGAAGTTTGTAGTTGTAGTATTATTTGCATTGGTAGATATGATTGTTTCACCAACACCGAATGTCTTAGTAACACCATCACTACCAGTGTTCTCGTACTTAATATAAAGAGTAAGAGGGTCAGTATCAGTCGCTGCAATTGTTGTAATAACTCTTGCCTTCAATCCTGTTGTTGTGGATTCAATTATCTTATCTTGAAATTCAGTTCTGTATGTTTCTACTGTCGCCGCATTAAATGTTGACTCTAATTGAATATAGTCATAGAACATATCAACATTGATATCGCCAGGGATTACCATAGAACCCTGTTCAAAAATATGTGAACCTATTTTATTAATCTGCTCCTGTAGAATAGTTTGCAACTGTGTAAGCTCTCTTGCTTGCACAGCGAAACTTGGACGAAACATAACACGATGAAAATTTTTCGTAGTTGCGTAATCGTCATTATATGGAGTGACGTTGAAGTTTGTTAGCGTTTCAGCCATTTATATACACCTTATCTCAAATTAGAATTCTACGACAACTTTAATATCTTCTGTTTGGTCAGACGCACGAGAAATCGGCCGTCTGTTTTCCACATAGATAATATTTCCACTGTCTGGTTGTAATTCTGGATTTGCATATCCACCATTAAATGTTATTGAATTACCGCCGGCGAGAGTTATACTTCCACCACTTGGTTGGGCTGGAACACCAGTAGAACTAGATGTCGCACCAACGATATCACCTGTTCCAGTAAAGGCAACATAATCTCCACTTGCGTTTACACCGTATGTCTCAAATCTTTCTTGTAGATAGTAAAGTATTTTTCTTGTTGCATCATACTCAACAACTCTACCTACTGCACCAGTTGTTGATTGTGTAATTCTTTCATCAGGTTCAAATGTTGCAGATGAAGAAGAGAATGCAACGGCATATGTTTGTCTTGCAGTTGTGGCAGTAGCAGCATTTGCACTACCAAATTGGCCAGGATCAACTAACAGTCCTACTTCTCTAAAGTCATTTCCTACAGCAAAATCATCACCTTCAGCTTGTTCTAGTTTTGCATTCAACATAATGTAGTGGCCACCAAGTTCTCCAATTGGATCATGTCCGTGTCCAACTCTTGGAGAAATTATTGGGGTTATCACACCATTACTTCCTGAACCAAGTGAAGATGCATTTGATAGTGTGTTACTAGAATATGTAGTGAAGATATCATTTGTTAAATCTACTATACCGTATGTATAACCAGAACCAGCATTTTCAATCTGTGAGTTGTTGACAGTGTTTCCGAACTTTTGAATCTCTCCACCAGAAACGTGAATCTTTACGACACCACCTGTTCCATCTCCACGAATAGGAGCATAGAATGTTCCGTTAGTATATCCAGAACCACCAGTTACTTTTATTACTTTAACTGGAGCTCCATTAAATGGAGCAGTATCACCAGAGTTTGTTTGAACATCACCTACAACAGTTGAGTTCGCAACTACTGGAACAAAGTCTGTTGTTACAAACTTTTGAATCTGTGATGTGGATAGTGTGTACATATACTGAAGATAATAGTTACCAGAGAAGAAGGGATCTGAGGCAGTTGACGTTGGCCCACTTGCACCAGCAGTAATTGCTTGTCCAGCATTATTGTCTAGAACTTTATAAACTTTAAACTCATCAGTAACGAAGTAGTGTGTTGAGTCAAAAAGATTTGTTGCACCAGAGGTAGTAGCATTAGAAGAACTAATGTTATGTTCATACATATCATAGGTTGCACCTTCTACATAATTTCTTCTTGGTATTACATAAGTAACATCAGTAGTTCCAATTCTTTTGGCAGCAATCATTGAATCCCACTTATAGTTATCAAGTGTAATTGTATCTACAGGTGTTGGGGGAGTCGTATCCGAACCACCAGTTGTTCCAGAGGTAAACGGTGAAGTCTTACCAATAAACAAATAATAATTATTTGCCGCAGCCTCAGTGAATGACTCAAAGAACTGATCTGCATTGTGTTGTCTAAATTTTTCTGTAATTATCGCTGCCATTGTTTTTTCCTATAATCTTATTTATTAAGTCTACTCAACTGCATCCCAAGAAGTTTTATCTTCATTCCATTTATAATACTTACCATCAGTAGGATATTCAGTTGGCGACTCCCATAATGCTGTTGTTGTATTTAATGTCCATGAGGGATATGGTTGTGGTAAATAGAAGTAGTCACCACTTTCATCATACTTCATTCCTACCCCACCATAATTTTTTCTTTGTCTTGCTTCGTCACCTGTAATGATTGATTGGTCTTTACTAGGTTCGTTTGTTTCTGAGTTATGATGAACCCCACCAAACATATTATATGATGTCTTTACCCAACGGCCAGGGGAATCATCTACATATGTATCAAAAAAATCTGTGTCTGCAACAATGCATTTTACAACTTCACCGTTTAATACTTTTGCCCAATGTGCCATGATATCTCCTTAACCTGTATATGTTCCAGATGATGTATATGTTAATATTGTATAATCACCAGATGTTGCAACATTTGGTGAACCACTTGTAGTACCAGTATACTCTGATGTCAACATTTTCAAAACAACAATACCAGAACTACCAGCAGAAGATGCCCGTTCGCCATATGGCGAACCATTTTGTCTGGCGCCACCGCCACCGCCACCACCTCTGTTGGCAGTTGCACTTCCAGCAGTACTACTAGAGTTTGCACCAATGGCGCCTCCACCAGAACCAGCTGGGCCACGAGTACCACCATAAGCACCGCCTCCGCCTCCACCAGCATATGTTACAGATGAACCAGTAATTGATGATGCTTGTCCAGCGCCTCCTGCTCCAGCAGTTGAAGAGTTGCCTGGGCTCCCACCACCGCCGCCTTTACCACCACCGCCACCACCACTAAAGTAGTTGGAGTTGTTTGTTCCACCGGCACCGCCATTGTTACCTTGTCCAGATGTTCCAGAACCACCAGCGGTTCCATTATATGCGCCTCCGCCTCCAGAACCACCATTACCACCTGTTCCTTGGTTTCCTGCTCCGTATCCACCACCAGTAGATGTTATAGAACCGAATACTGAGTTACCACCTATAGTACCAGGCTGACTACTGTTTCCTTGAGCACCTCTTGCACCACCGCTTCCAACAGTGATAGTCATTGCACTACCGATAGTTGCTCTAATTGAACCAGTTCTCATTCCACCAGCGCCACCGCCAGCACCAGAGCTTCCACCAGTGCCGTTTCCACCACCACCGCCACCGCCAGCGACTACGAGGTATTCAATGGAATATGGAACACTACCTGTTCCATCACCAATGTTTGTCCAGACATTTGCATTATTTGTTGCATCTGTTAAAACATATGATTCACCAGAAGTAGAGTTTATCCACAAATGTCCTACTGGTGTTTTATTTGAGCTTTGATTAGGATCACCTGAATTAATTGTGGCATCCTCTAATCCGGCAAGGGTAGTAGACAATGGAGAGAATGTATTATCTCCACGAAGGAATGTTGTATTATTTTTTGTTCCAGATGCAGAAAGTTTTGCAAGAGTTACTTGTGCATTAGCAATCTTTGCAGTGGTTACGGCATCATCAGCAATATCTGCTGTAGAGACACCACCATCTAAAAGTGCAGTTGCATTAATTTTATCAATTGCCATAGTTCTCTATCCTATCTTATGATGAGGTAATTGTTTCCCAAGCACTACCAGTGTATACCTGTGCTTTATTTGTTGCAGTCAAGTAAACCAACATACCAGCGGCAGGAGATGAAATTGCAGCATCTCTTGCAGTTGTATCTGCATATGTCTTGAGTTGGAAAGTAGTAGTTGAAGTAATGGTTGTACCTGTAACTGCGGCAGGAGTTGTTCCACCAACGATACCGTCAATGTTACCAGTGAATGTACCAGCGATTGCACCTGTACCAGTAATAGTTGGTGAAGTTAGTGTTTTGTTTGTAAGAGTATCTGTAGATGTTCTTGCAACAAGTGTATCTGCACCAGATGGAATTGTAACTGTACCACCATTTGTAATAGAAGCAATAGTTGGTGTAGTCAAAGTCTTGTTAGTAAGTGTATCAGCAGATACCAAACTTACTAATGTAGAACTTGCGCCAGCAGGAAGTGTCATTGTATTTGTTACATTGGCACTATGTGGCTGAGATTGAATTTTTTGTCCATGTGAGTTTGCACTACAATTTAACTGTATTGTTCCAACAGTACCACTGTTTGTACCATCACCTCTGAACTCAACAATGTTGTTGTCAGCGGTAATCTCTAATGCACCACCAGTTCCAGTAATTCCACCAGTTGTAAGTGTGGTGATTGTTGCTGAAGTTTGAGTTCCACCAACGACACCATTAATAGAAGGTGCTGTTAAAGTTTTATTTGTAAGTGTTTGAGTTTTGGATGTAGTTTGCAAGTTAGTGCCGTCACCCAATTCAGTATAGAGTTCTGTAAAGTTGGCGTTAATTTTAACTGCACCAGAACGAAGGTCATCTCCTGTACCATCGTTTGCTGATGAGCCTACGCCGATTGCTGCTTTTGCCATTTCTTATCTCCTAGTAGATATATTCTAATGTTATTTATAAGGTTTCGTCAAGTGTATTTGTACTTGAATCGAATGAAATTAGGTTAGTATCAAATGATTTCTGAGGTGGAGCCGTATCAAAAGTTATTGTTCCTGAGTCAAAAGTACCACCACTTCCAGTGGCATCATCAAATGATGCGTTATGTGTACCATAAGTTCCCTGAGTTCCGTCCTCATCATATGTGTTATTTGCATTATCAAATGTAATAAAGTTTTGATCAAACGCATTGATAAGTGTTCCACGAGTTACTTTTATTTCGCCAGGCGGTGGAACATTAATCCTAGTCTTAAATGCGATTGGTGGAATAACAATATCATTATCATCAAATGATGTAGTATTTGAATCAAAAGTTTGAGTAGTATCATCAAAGCTATCTAATGTACCAAACCTCGTTGACACATGATTAATTGGATACTGTCCAAATTGGTCAATAGTAAAGTATGCACCACTATTGTGTCCAACTCTTGGATTACGATAGATGCCAGGATAGTTTGGTATCTGTCCGTCATCTAATACAGGTGGAACTGCAAACGCATACTTAGGTAACAAGTCAAGTGTTGGGCCCAAGACGGTTTGTTGTTTTCCAATATTGTTTCCTGTTCCGATTGTTACAGAAACAGTAGAGGTTAGTGTCACTTCTCTACCACTTGGAACATCAGAAATATCAGAGTATCCTTTGAGTGGCGTTGTGACAACTGAAGTTCCGTCTGTTGTTGTACCCAATCTTCTACCGAATATAGAAGTGAAAAGGTTTGTGAGAGTAGATGCAAGTTCTGGTGTGAATGTATCAGTATCAGCAGTAAAGTCTTGAACATCACCAGCAGTAGGTACTTGAATTCTTAATGAGTTTGCTTGTGCCTGTGCGAGACTTGTTGCAAAAGAAACCTCACCAAAGACGTTCCAACCAGCAGGATGCACAGAGTTTCTAATACTCTCTCTCCACTGGTTAATAGATTGGCCGATACGAACAACGTAAGAGTAATCTTGATAATAGAGGGAGTCTTGAACTCTCATCGTATCTTCTGATACTTTACCCCTATCAGTTATAAATGTACCATCAGAACGAACAACTGGTTCTAGGGTTGTAGAACCGAACGCTCCCATTTCCTGTACAACTGTTCCAGTGATACCGCCAATTGAAGTAATGATATCTCCCAAAACAAAATCTTCTACAGTTGTTTCTAGTTCAAGAAGGTTAGTATCTGCATTCCAATCAACAACTGTTCCAGTGAATGAGGTAAGAGTATCACCGACAGTATAGTTACCTGTTGGATTTGCAATAATAATCTTTTTATTAAATGTAACCTTTGGAGCTCCAGTGTATTCCAAACCATAGTTTGTTATAGAAACATCCTTTACACTACCCACTCCACTATGAGATATTCCAACCAACACTGCATTAGTTGCTGAAGGATTCGCAGCTGATCTTGTAACACTAATTGCTGGGAGAGATGTATATCCATTACCATCGTCAAGAATTGTAACCTTTGTGATTTGTCCAGCCTCTGCTGCAACTCCCAAATCTGTAAAGGTTTGTGTTTCAATAATAATATCATCCCCATTCTCAAGGAGAAGTTTAGTCACACCATCAGTATCTTGTTCCATACCGATATTGAATTCGTTAGTCTCTTCTCTAAGAAGTTGATTCCCATCTTCAAGTATAAGTGCTTCACCCTGATAACTAATATCCTGAGAGTCAGGTTCTTCTACAATTAATAATTGAGAGCGATGACTTGTTGTTACTAGTGTTCCATCTTCCTGTACTATTGAGCCAGTACCATCTTCAAGTTGTAGATACTTGGTTGTTATGCTTGCATCTTCTAAGTCAATCTGACTTGCATGGTCTACAACCAAGTCATGTACGTCAGTACAGTTCTGAACCACACTATCTGGAGCAGTAAAAGGTTCTAAGAGGAATGAACCACCAACAACTGCAAGCTTTGCTGCAGCGCCAACACCATTTGTGTTTGCATTTTCGATAGCGATTACATCACCTTCATTATAACCAGTACCACGATTGGCAATGTATATCTCATCAATACTACCAGCGCCAACTCTGCTAACCTGTCCACGAACACCAATTGTTCCTAGCTTTTCAAATGTAACTGTGTCACCAACCTCATAATATTGTCCACCCTTAATACCATACCCATCCATGTTCATGTTCATCAGCCCAGCTGGGCCATCGGTAATAGTTACTTCACCAACAATACCAGACAGTGTTGCACTAATCTCTAAGTCAAGTTCTGTGGATATACCTTTTATAACCTCACCGATTACAAATGTTCCATTAATAGTAGTTTGATCTAGATTGAGTTCTGTGACAAGTGTTGTTCCACTCTTAAACTTAACAAGAGATGATACGATGGCTGTTGCACCAGATGTCTGGCCAGTAATTGTTTGTCCAATAAGTTCACTGAAATCAGATGTTCCAATTTCAAGAACCCTCATAACAAAATCATCTGACCATTGACCGTCAGATGTTCTGAGCATACTCTCCCTTGGGTATAGGAATTCAGATTCCTCATCAAAAAGAATTCTAAAGAATAGTCTATGACCATCTTCAGTTCCTTTTGCCTCATACAAATCTTTAATATTCTTAATAAGGTTTCTTTGATCTATACCTTCTGCAACTGTCTCTGGTATAGAACGAAGAATTGATTCTTTAAACTTATCAAGGAATTTGTATACGGTATTATCAACATCTGCATATGCAAGAAGTTGTTGAATATTTTGTATGGGGTTTGCTTTGTAGTCAGTAACTACTGCACTTGCACCAGAAGTTTGTCCAGTAACCTTTTCCCCAAAATTGAATCTTTGTTGTGATGTAATGTAAATCTTTTTACTAGCATCATAATCATCTACAATAATCTTTGCACTACTCTTTGAAGTATCACCAACAATAGTTTCTCCTGTAACAAACTTTGCTACAGATGTTTCAAGAACAATATTGTCTCCGTTCTGGTCTAGAACATAATTAACAGAGTTTGTTTCTTGAATAATATAATCATTAAATCCACCAAGAGATAGTTGTGCCCCTTCCATAAACTCATAGTAATGTTTTAAGAGGTTTATGAATAGTGGATGGTCATCCCTAACAAAATTAGGAAGTTGTCCATCAATGAGAGGAGATACTTTATTTTTGAAAGATGGGTTATTACCAGCCATACTTAATTACCTATCTTAGTAAGAACTTGAACTTGATGAACTTGAACTTGATGAAGAACTACTGCTTGTTGTTGTGGTGGTAGTGTCTGTCACAGTTCCCCCACCAACAGGAGAATATGAACTAGTTGATGCGCCCTGGCCAGAATTGTCAGATGTTGCACCAACACTTCCTTTGGATATGTCTATTTGTAAGAGTTGATTTCTTACAGGGAGAACATCATTTGACTCTGGAATAACAATCATGTGAATAGACCCATCAGTATTTGTTGCAGATGTAATCGTAAGATTATTAAGAATTATAGTTCCTTCTGTATAATCAATTGTTCCTACTGCTGCGTTTGCATAAACCTTTTGGTTAGATTCAACTTTAAAAATTCTAACATTACCTCTACCGTCATCATCCAAGAACTGTTCAGCAGTTGAACCAGAAATTTTAAATCCAGTAGTAGATAAAACAGAACCATGGCCTGCGTGTGGATTAAAAAATTGATTGTAAAACTTTGTTGTATATTGTGTTAACGTATTGAGTTGTGGTGTTAAAGATTTGTATATACGAACAGTAGTGATGTTTGAAAGAATGGATTCATCTGTGCTATCAATCAAACGTGATAACTCAGAATATCTAAACATATTATCAAACTTCTCAAGACTCCCTACAGAATAATTTGTTATTGTCGTATTAACTTCTGTCTGTAAATCAGATGCAGTCTTTGTTGTTGCAAGAGCATTGTATCTAAAGTTTGTATCTACAATAATATTAATTGTCTCAGGATCAACAATCTGTGGGCGAACAGATGCTACGTTAAATGGTTTCAATCCAGTAACAATAAATTCTTTCTGGGCCTGAGTTAGTTTTGCTCCAGACAATGGACTGATTGCGATATACACTTGTCCATAGATTGGTGGATCATTATCTTCACCACCCCATACCTGAACAGACTTGACGTTTGGATATATCTCTGGTAGAATAGATTTATAATCTGATGTGGTTACTGCTCTTCTCTGTGCAGAATAATTAAGAGGAGCATAGTACTTAATTGATTCAATAGTTTCTGGTTCTGCTCCACCAGACGCAGCCTGCATGGTTTCTATAGTAATGTTAGACACACCACCAATTGCTGTACCACTGAATGTAGTTGCACCATTTGCTTCTGTTTTGTTAGTTACAATGTATTCTAGTATAACAATGTTTCCGTTAATAAGTTTCTTACCAATAACATTGTCACCGAAATAAACTTCAAATCTACCCTCTTCATTTTCTTGTAAAAAATAAACTTTGTCAGTAGCGTTTACAGTTGAGATATCTTTTGCAAGATTGAAAACTTCTGTAGTGGCATCAGACGAAGAGTTTTGAACAGTGACAGTTAGAGTTGTAGTATCTGCTCTGTCACTTGTAATAACATATTTCTTTTCTGGATTATTGAAGTCAACGGTATACTTTGCACTAACCAATGTTCCTTCATAGATAGGTAGGTTTTCAAATTTGAGAACACCATTCGTTGGTTGAACAGTCCTTGATTCATTCACAACAAAACCATATGTATTATTGTTTATTGAAGTTGTAAACTTTGTACCCTTATCTATTGTTACTGAAGAAAGATTACTATTATTAACTTGTACGTTGACGAATGCTTCTGCAGCTCTAGCAGAACGTGGAGTATAGTTTAGTTTCTTTGCATGAGATACTACAGATGAACGAAGTGTTGCAGTGTCAAGAAACATTTCGTTTGAAAGCATATTTGCATTCATACCAAGGTAATGTGTATTATATGCTAAGGTGTCAATTAGAACAGACAACCCTGAACCTTCAAAATTATAATCAGAAAATTCTGACTGGCCTTTGAGATATGTCTTTAGATTATTTTTTATATCATCGAAATCTAATTCGGTGACTTGTAATTTTGACTCTGCCATCTTATCTTAATCTCTCTAAAAATATGTTCATGTCTGCAATGTCCGAAGAGTTGACTATAAAGAATTTTATTTGTACTCTGTACTCATTTGCATCAGAATTGTCCGAAACAATAACATCAACTAGTTCTGCCCTTGGTTCAAAGTTTGCAATAACATCTCTAACGTGTCTTTCCAAAACCGTTGCAACGATTGGTGATACTGGTTCAAATAAAACTGAACGAACATTAGAACCTATCTCTGGATGAAAAGGACGCTCATAGAAATTGGTATTAACCAAATTGCGAACACTACGTTTGACTGCCTCAACATTAGAAAGCGTTGCAATGTCACCAGTAATAGGATGTCTTGCAAGTGACAGGTTAATGTCTTTGAATATTTGTGCATTTCTATCAGAGTTATTCGTTCTCTCTGCATCACGAAATGCTGTTGGGTTTGCAGTCATAGGTTTCTCCTATTTGTATTTATAACGAAACTTATAGATTAATGAAAGCTCTATTCTTGATATGTTCTTCTGCGATATCTTCTTTGGACTGACCCATGTATCTTACTGCGTGATGTTCTTCAATCATCTTTTCATTGATGTTTACTTCACCATACCACAACTCACCAAGTATCCTGCCGAACTTACCCTTACCATCCTTGTGTGTTTTGAGAACAAGTCCGCCGGCGTTAGTCCACTTCACAAGAAAGTCTTTTGCAGCCAGTCCGTACTTCTTCTCTTCTAAATCTCTTGTTCTAGATTCTGGTGTGTCAATACCATACATACGAATTCTTTGTTTGAGCATCCATACACCGAACCCCAAGTCGATATCAACATCTACTGTGTCACCATCAACCACTCTTGTTATCTTACACTTATACTCGTGCATTACTTTATCTCCTTAGTCTAGACAGACTCCATTGTTCCAATCATACTGAACACAAGAACCATTCTGTGCAATTGCCTTTGATGGGTCTGCTGGTGTTCCGCCCCCACTACCACCATTCGCAAAAACATTTGACGATGATGATGCAGAAGCATTTGGCACACATGAACCATGTCCGCCAGTTGCGTCACCTAAACGATGAACTAGTATTCCGTTTACAAATACGTCAGGACTAGAACCCACGGCTGGATCAGTACAAGATGTAATGTCACCTATCCTTACTGCTCCCCTACCATTTACTAAAACATTACCAGAACCAGTTGCATATGTGGTTTGGTGAAATAGACTTGGTGTGGGAGAAGCGTGTCCAATGTGAGCATCCCCTATTCTTACTACGCCAGGCATTAGTTCAGATTGATTACACCAGCGTCAGCATCTATTTCCGTAGATGCATCCAAGTCCAGTGTACCTGTTATGTTTGTTGTTTGATTTGCTTTATATGTTTCGGAAACAAGTCCAGTGACTTCTTCCGTCTTTGCGTCTTGATATGTTTCCGTAACAGTATTGGTTACTGTCTCTGCTCTTTTACCTGTAACACTTATAGTATGTGCATGAGCTCCATTTTCTGTACCGTATGTTTCCGTAACATTCTTCTTGACAACTTCCGTCTTGTTACCGTCAACTTGAATATCCCAATCACCTTTGATATAAGTCTTGCAGTTTGAATCAATCGTAAGGTTTACGTCACCCTTGATA